TCAACTGTTGATATTGTTGTTATCAATGTTTGTAAAAAAGTAGATATACCTGATATTGAAGTACCTATACGATCTATTCTTTGTGCTAATTTATTTAATTGAGCTACTATTCTATTTCTTAGATCAATTAATGCTTTTAATTCAGGAGGACACGATTGAATTCCATCTTTAAAAAATTTCTCAACATATTCTATTACTAGATTTTGTAGAGCAGGTATTACTTGGGTTTGAAGAACTGTATATCCTAATTGGTATAAAATTGGAGGTAATGCTTCTTTTCCTTTAGCTAATAAATCTTTTGGAATAGCGCCTTTAAGTTCTTCAAAATTTGGAACTTTATCTTGTGCATCTTTTTTAGCTTGTAAAGCTTTTTCTTTTAATGCAAGTCTTTCTTTTTCTTTTTCCTCTGGGGTTAAAATTGGCTGCTGCCATGGAACATTTTTTGGGGGATCTAATATAAAATCATCAACACTATATTGTGGGAGTGCTGAAGTTGGTAAAGGTTCTCCATTATCATTTGTAAAAGGAGGTATTACTCCATTAAATATATCAGCAGAATGAATTTGTTGAGCTAATTCCCAAAAAGTTCTAGATACTATTGATTTTACTTGTTCACTAGTTTGTTCTTTATAAGTAATTACTAATTCTGATTCAAATAATGTAGGTTCAGGATCATTACTATATGTTTTATAAGCCTCTGCATAGAACACAGGGTAACCTGATGATCCTTTAGACCAATATGCTGTTAATTTAGTTTGAGCATTATCATCTATATTTGAAGAAACTATTTGATTTTTAAAAGTTGTTGGTTCAATATCCGGTAATTCAAGATTTGGTTTTTCTATATTAGATAATGGATTAGACGGGGGATCGATTCCATTATTTTTAATAAAATTATTTGGGGGGGTGATACTAGCCATTATGAAGTAAAATTATCTTTTGATGTTATAGTATCTAAATTATTAACTAATTGAGTTAAAGTAGGAATAAGGTTTTTAGCAGAAGTAGCGGTTGGTTCAAGTGGAGCACCAGGAGGAACACCAACCTGTATTGCTATAGTTTGAGTTAATGCTTTTATTCCATCTATTAATTGTCTTAATAAATCTACTGTTGAATTACCTAACATTAAAGGTTCAGTTGCATTTTTAGAACCTAAATATATTTTATCTGTTTGAATAGTTAACGTTTGGGAATCTATATTAACTGTATTAGGTGTGGATATACTTATACTTTTAGCTGAACTTAATAATAAATGATCTTCAGATGCATTAAACATTAATCTACCAGAATTTATTACTATTTGTTTCCCAGTATATTGATCAGGAGTTGTTGGTTTTGTGTTATCGGAATAACTAAAATAGTTTGTACTGGAGGCTATTAGGGGAATACTTTGAGTACTAGTTAAATAAATAGATGAATCATCATTATTTATTTCTTCTATAATAGGTACCCATCCTTCTTCACTACGTTGACCTTGACCATTTCTTATAATGGTAATAGGATCTCCAGAAGTTCCTGAAAGAGACCAATCATTTAATGATTTACCTGTTTGTTTATTTTTTATTGTTGAACTAAATCTAATACTATTACCCCATCTTCCTTCTTGTAATACATCACCTTCAAAAGGTAATAATGGGTGGATGTTAGCTCTTTCAATAAAGGTATTTCCTAAATTTATTTCTGTAGATTGGTCTGTTACTCTACGAACACTTCCTGCTTGTGTTTGTTGATAATCTTTTTGTTGGGCTTCTGGGGGGGTTTGTGGGTTATTTGGAAATCCATTGTGGTGTGGGTGGTTCCATAGTGATATTGTATTTACATAATAAACATTTTGACTTTGTGTAAAACCTCCAATATCTGTATTAGGGGCTAATATTAAATATACAATTTCATTTATTAAAGGTAATTGTTTTTGGTTAGATATAAGAGGTTTTGATGTTGGGTATTTTTGATATTTTATAGGTAAATCAACTTCTTGATATTCTATAGTACCTATACTATTCCATCCACCTAATTCTTCAAATCTAGGGTGATTATCATCTAATATTATACCAGTAACACGAACTGCTCTTAAATTTATTCCTGAATTTCTTATCCCTTGTGCAAAATTACCTATATTATCTACAGTGCCTTCTAAAAGAGCTGATATACCTTTTATAGCCATTATTTTTCAGTATTAGGGTCTATTTGCAAATCTTGCATTGCTTGCAGAAGTTGTTCCTTTTCATCTTCTGAAATAGTATATTCACCTTCAGTAGAAGTAGAATTTACAGCACGTTGGATGATTGTAGCCATTTTAATGAGTTGTTCATCATTTTTAACCCCAATCTCCATATATTCCTTAATAAGGGGGACAACAAGAGTAGCATCACCAATATCTGAAATTAATGGTTTCAATTCAGATATTAATGCTGTTACTTGTCTTTTTTTTTCATTTTGGTTTGTATAAATTTCTTCGAGAATATCGGAAAATTTTTTCTTACCAAATATAATACTATCTAATTGTGACATAATACATATATTCTAGTTTATCATAAATATTAAGACTTAAAGTCTGTATACCCATTTTCTAGATAAAATATGTAATTGTCTTTAAACTCATCGTATAATCGATTAGCTATTTTGGTGATTTTTGGAGTTTTTACATCTACCATTTCTCTAATATAGATGTAAAGGGCTTTTTTATTAAATATATCTATATCTTCTCTTTTACGGAATAATTCTAAAATAGCATCGGCTATTGTAGCGTCGTTACCTTTAGGAAATAAATTGTAAATATTCTCGGTGCAGTGATCTACATATTCGTCTATAAACATTGATAAACGGTCATTTACTGGTTTATCATCAATAGTATATGAATGGTTATCATCATCCTCTAATATTGAGACTGGGGCTTTGTCTATGCGTTTTTTGTAGTTTTTCTGGTTTGATAATATAAGATATCTTTTAACAATAGTTCCAAAATAAGAATATGCTTTAGCACCTCTAGTTGGATCAAATAAATGAATTTTAGTAAGAAGAAATGTAATTACTTCATGTTGTAAATCTTCTAAATTATCTTCTTCAGTATAATAAAACTTAAATGTGTGAATTATATTTTCTGTTAGTTTGAAAAAAGCATAATGGATTCTTTCTCTATATATGTTACTTCTAACTTCGGAGTCATCAGTATTATTATATAATACAATAGCATCTTCAGTATCTTGAGTAAAATAATTTTTAGACTTTTTTTTTCTTTTTCTAACAGGTNTAGACATTATATNTTTTTGATATTAAAACTATTTAGAACGGTTTGGATATTTTTAACTTGTTGAAAGAAAAAACCTATCTCATCATCTGATTCAAACGTTCCTTTAGAATCAATTTCTTTGAGTTTTTTGTCTGTAGTCTCAATATAATCGGATATTTTATTAAGATAAACCATATAACCCGTTAATATATCTTCTTGCTTTTCGTTTTTACGAAGGAGGTTATAAGTCGTATACCCTAAAGTAATAACTAAAACTGATAATATTAATATTGTAATCATTGTTATATTCATTATAAATTATCTAACATATTTTTAAGACCTTGGCTTTTAATAGAACCTAATGCTTTTCCTTTAGCTGTAGATTTTGTTTTTTCCTTAGTATTAGCCGATAATGTATAATTTTTATTTACCCCATCCACGCTATTTTTAAATTTAGGTAACCATTCGATTTCAAATTCAATTCTAGCAGCCATCATATCAGCCTGATGTAAAATGAATGGTAATGAAGTACGTGGTTTTTGTTCTGGCATGAAGGTTTTGAGATACTTAACATTAGCATCATCATATAAACCATCATGTGTCTGGATTGCTACCATTTCATTAAATGAATATGTAATACCATGTTCTTGAAGTAAGAATAATCCACGATCTGGAACGGAAGCGAATGCTAATTGTTTATTAAACATATATTCTTCACCTAATTTTTCACGTCTCCATTTATCAGTCTGGGATATGTAAGCATCATGTTCGGAATCACCCATTTTACCTAAATCATGATTAATAGCGGAAAATACTAATTCTTCAGTTGTAAATGTAGTCATATCACAACCAAATCCTTCCCAAACAGCAGACATTGATAAAGCAGCTTTAACTACTCTATTAACATGATCTACATAACCTCCAGGAAAGGCAGAGTGATATTCCTTTTTATGAGATGCAGGCATCAACATAATACGTTCTTGATATTTATTATAAAAATCAAGTAATTTCTGTTTACGATCCCCCGTAATATAAGTTTCAATGTTGGTAGTAAATTCTACCCAATTCATTTGGATTTGTTCTGCTGTTAGATTCATAACTTTTATTTTTTATTTTAATTTTCTCCTGCTGTTCTAGGTTCACGTTGGATATAATCCTTTACATCTTGAATTATATCTTTAGATGTTTCAATTTCCAATTTAAATTCTTGAACAGAACTTTCTCTAGATAACATTGATTCCATTCGAGCAATTCGCCCTTCAATCAATTCTAATTTGTGTGTAATAATTTCTCTATGTTGCATAATTTATATAATTTAGGACATCTCGGGGGCGTCATTACCCCCTCGTTTCATCCATTTTCTTTCTTTTCTTTCTCTTCTCTCTCTCATTCCCCTTATTCCCTTTTCCTGTACCCTAAAGATACGGGAGAGAAATATGGAAACCAAGTTTAAATTTAAGATTTATAAAATAAAGTCAAGAATAGACTTTAAGTGAGAACATTTTTCATATTCTTCTGTTTCTTCCCAATATGATATTGAAAATTTTAAGTATGTTTCTAGATATTCGTCCATATAATGTACTAAAGATTCTTGACAAGTCCTATCTGAAATATCTATTTTAGAAATATAGAACCAAGCCCTACTATATACTACAAATTCACCCGCAATTTCTACATCATATAAATCTAATTCTTCATTCTCTAATCTAGTAAAAAAATCCATTACTTTAGTATTAAATACTTTATGATTATGGATTAATTTTTTAAACATACCAACCCAGAACATTGGATGATCCTTATAATTAAGGAGTACATCTATTGCCTCTGCCTTATCCTTCAAAGATTCAGGTTCCTCATTATTAAATAATCCAAATATTTTATCTGCATCCATATACATAAATATGTGTTTATTCCGNTTTTTACGCGTTTNNTATGCGNTATATTATGTNATTCATGGGANTATGNGCCTATTATATATAAATGTGTATAAACANAAAAGGGGCAAATGCCCCTTTAATGTAAGTAAGTTGTTTCGGTTATACTTTATTTAATAAGATTTGATGTAAGTTTGTTTAAAACGCTCTAGTTCCATCATCACCCGAGCATCTAGTTTATCGATTCGCGAATCGACTTTACGATCTACTTCTTGAACATAACGTTCAATATCTTGATCATTTTGTCTGAAGGTTGCAATAACCCCTTCAATTGAGTGTTCAATGTCACGGATATAATTTTCATATTCCATAACTTTTTTATTTGACTTTAGTACTACATAAACCAACACAATATTGCTGACTAACATAATACCTAAACCGAAAGCTAAAATAATTTGTTCCATAATTTTTAATTTATTTAATGTGAAACAACTTACTTATTATACTAATTCATCTCCCTTTTTCCAATAGCTCTATCCTTAAGTTCATTATTTACTTGGATAGTGTCATAAAAATAAAAAGCTAAACTTCTTCTAGATTCTCCTTCAGGACAATTTAATGGTTTAGGATGACCATGAGGTGCATCCTCAATATTAAATATAACAGCTCTATTAAACTTAGGAGTAATAGTTTGTGATACACTAGATAGGTCAGTTTCCCATAATTCTAAATCTCCATCCCATTCTTCTTCCCATTCTTCATTAAGATAAATAAGTAAATTTATTTTTCTATATAACTCAGGGTTTTCAATAGGACCTAAAAAATTAAAATCATGATGTACATTTAATGATCCACCTTTAGGAGTAATATGTACTCCCCCACCTTGTAATGTCCAATCTCCTACTAACTCTTCCATCCCCGTTAATTCCCGAAGAAAATCCAGAAATTGAGGATTATTTACATATTGAGTAACTATATTAGATATAGGTAACATATTATTTAAATTAGTAATAGATCTTTTTGATACTTGATCATCATGGTGGTCTTTTGGATCAAATCTCCATTCTTCATCTTTCATATTTTCTGAAATGTATTTTAACTCGTAAGCAACATTCATTGCTGTAGTTTCATCTAAGAAATTATCAAATACAAGATGAGGAAAAGGTGATTGTTCATTATAAGCTTCTTTAAGACTTGAAGCGCCTAAAACTAAATTTGGATTAATCATAAACTATTTTGGTATAAATATAGCAAATAATTTGGGGATAGCCAAGCTACCCCCAACAGTCTCAACTAGTGATCACTTGACTGCGAATTGTGGACCTTGGAGGATTCGAACCTACGACCTACGCATTATGAGTGCGGTGCTCTAACCAACTGAGCTAAAAGTCCTATGCGGAAGATGTAGGATTCGAACCTACGGTACCTTGCGGTACGCTGGTTTTCAAGACCAGTGCATTCGACCACTCTGCCAATCTTCCAATACTTGTGAACCCAATAGGAGTCGAACCTATAACCGTCGCCTTAGAAGGGCGATGCTCTATCCAATTGAGCTATGAGTCCATTTGTTGGGAAGGAGGGACTCGAACCCCCAAGCCTTTCGGAACGGATTTACAGTCCGTCGAGCCAACCAATTGCTCAACTTCCCAATATTAGAGTAGGCGTTAGGATGCCTGTCCTATTAACAACAACTTAGCTTTACCCCTGCAGAGGTGTGTTGAACTCTTT